TGAGCGTTATACTGACGCAATATTGGGCAGCCTAAATTTTGGATATGCTGGTCAGGGGTTTTTGGAAGCAGATGGGTCAGCTTCATTCGCCAACGGAGCATGCACCATCGATACTAGCGGTAACATCACTGCCCCCAATCTTACAGGAAGCAGCTTTGACCCATCTTCTGATCCTAATTTTGCCAATGGGTTATCTGTCGGGTCTGATCTTGCTCTGCACGCTGATGGTTCAGCCAGTTTTGCCAACGGAAATTGCACGATTGATGCATCAGGAAATCTTATCGTTGCCAATTCATTGCTTATTTCTTCCAATGGTAGTTATTCAGAAGGCACACAACTTCTCGGACCTACTGGATATAATCCAATTTGTATATTATCTGAAAATTGGGCTGCTTATGATACTGGATCTTCTGCTCAATTAAGTATTGGAACAACTGGAAATGTAACATTAAATTCCGACGGATCTGCCAGTTTGGGAAATGGATCTATAACAATAGATAGCTCGGGAGATGTTGCTTTCCCCAATGGATTTTGGGTGGGGCCACAACCTGGGGGTCTTCTAATAACCCCAACAACTTTATCATGGGGGGGACTTTTAGGGGAATTAAATCCAGATGGCTCGATTTATTCGATTGGGGGAACTTCTACGATTGCATCTTTGCAAACAAATAATATCAATTTCACCACTGGAAATCTTTATGAAGGCGAGGATGGGGGCCTTTATTGGAACGGAACCAAAATCGCATAAATTGACACCGATTCTTCATTGAACCCCTAAAGGTCAACCCCTTGCTTTTTCCAACATCGATTTGGAAAGAATGACGGACACCGAAAGGGAATCACCCACTCCAACATTATGGCAATCGCCGTTACCACCCAACCCGTCACCGCCGCAGCCAAGCTGGCCGCAGCCGACCTCGCAGCCATCAAGGCTGCTCTTCAGCCCCTGCTCTCGCTGCCCACCAGCGAGCCTGACCTCAGCAACATGGTGGCTCTCGCCATCAATGTTCAGCCTGATGGCAGCGGAGTCCTGAACCTCCGTTTCAGCAAGTAAGCTGACGATTGCATGAGCGCCGACGAGGTTTTGGCACTCCGCGAAGACATCGCGGCGCTCAAGGCAATCACCGAGGAGCGCACAAAGGTTGCGGATCGGAACCATACGCTTCTCCGCACGGTGGCCGCCGTGGTTTTCATCCAATTCATCGCCACGGTTTTCATTGCCGGGGTGAAGACACAAAAGCTCGATTCCCTCTCGGAAGAGGTTGCCTCGATGCGGGCACATCTCGATCAGTTGACATTGCCGCGTAGGGGATGACCCCAGCAACCAAAGAAAATCTCCTCACGATTATTTTTCTGATCCTCGCCCTTTTTCTTGGCGCGACGATCCTTGTCAGCCTGACCGGCTGCTCCACCCATGACGCGGTGCGTCATGTTTCCTCTTCCTCTCCACATGCCGGGGTCGATGCGGCACTCTCCTCAGTTCGTTTTTCTCAGCAATCCGCAGCGGCTCAAGCCACCCACCTCGCCACCATCGTCACCGATCCGGTCGCCAAGACTGCCGTCCGTGATTTGCAAACCACGATCAACGATCTCGGGCTAAAGCTCGAAACCGCCACGGGGAAGATCGCCTGGTACGAGGCTCAATATGATCAGATCACCCATGAGCGTGATCAATGGAAAGCCGAAGATGCCAAGGACAAAGCACTTCGCACCCGTGCCGAACGCGAACGCGATGCCTTGGTATGGATCTTTTCCCTTGCCGCCGGGATGGTTGCACTTTCGGCTTTCAAACCCGCACTGCAAGTCGTCCAGATGCCTTGGCAACTCGTCGCCCTCGCTGGCATCTTCGTCGGAGGCTTCGCCCTCGGTTTCTCGATTGGCCGCTGGTCACTCCATTTCCTCTCCGAGTTCACCCCCCATCTGCCGTTCTGATGAGGTCGATTCTTGTATCTCATGAAGGGTGGTTCCTTTTTTGCCATGTTTACTGGTCAGAAGAAGAGCAGGAGGCTGTTGCTAAATATGGGGCATGGTGGCTTTTTGATTTAGCATTAGAGGTTCAACAGTTCCGGAATTGGTGCCTTTCATTTTTTGAGATTGAAGGCGGATTCCCGTTCAAACTTTCGGCCTTGCCGCTTCCCAAAGTCATAACTCTATGAACCTCTGGAGCTACATCCGCTCCGTGCATTCGGAGAATACCCCCGATTCCTGGATGAGGTGGGTCGGCACGGCTTTCACGGCTTTTTTGGTACTGATCCTCGGGTACTGCGTCTTCTGGCATCATGTCCTCGACGAGGCGATCAGCGGAACTATCAAGGATCTCGCTTACACAATCTATGGCGGCGGTGCGCTCCGAAAAGGCATCGAGGTGGCCGGTTCAGCATTTGCCCCCAAAAATGCGCCTCCTTCCAACTTGTAATTTCAACTTACAACTTTAACTTTCTCTGTGAAAATCTCCGACATCATCGCAGCCGCCCAGGAGGAACCCGCCCGCTTTCGGGCATGGCTTGCCTTCATCCTGAAATGGGAATGTAACCTTGCCGCTGACGGCGAAATCCGCTTGGAACAGCTCGGGGATGGCGCAGGAGTTACGCTGGCAGGATTGGAATCCCGCGATGACGGACTCATCGGCAATCCCACCCCGCAATGGATCGTCAATACCTATCGGGAGAAATACTGGAAGGCATCCAAGGCCGACCAACTGCCCGCCCCGGTGGGTGAGATCGTCGGGAACTACTGGGTCAATATCGGTGGCCGCTATGCCACAACACTCCTGCAAAGGGCGCTCAATTTGAATGGCCTCCTCCCCCTCGATGCCATCGACGGCATTCTTGGGGATAAAACCCTACAGGGGGCATGGCAGTCGCAGAATACCAAGGAGCTTGGAATGACGATCATTGCCAAGGGTGACAGCTACTACCAAGCCATTGCGATTGGTGGCCGTGAGAAATGGCTCCAAGGTTGGCTGAACCGCAACCAATCGCTGCGGGAGACCTGGTGTTCATGAAACCTTCACAGGGTAAATGCCAAGATTGCATCCATTTTAACAAAGGTTTCTGCAAATCCCTTGACGACAGGGTGGAACATTGGTGGACGGGATGCGTCCGTTGGAAAGATGCAAAGAAAACGCCTACTTATATGCACATGGCGCGAAACGTGCAAAACATCGACACATTTTCTGGATATGTCGATGCCTGCGCCATGTCGGTGAATTGACACGCGAGCAGTCTCGGAATCTCGAAGCATCGTGGTTTCTTAACATTGCCCCACTCCCTCTCCGGACCCAATGGCTCCGTGCAAGGCCAAGGCGCAGCAACTCCGAATGCTGTAACCCATTGACGAATGGGATCGGAAACATCTCGCCGATGGGTGGTTCATCGGCTGCGCGGGGTCGGTGCCTTATGGCATTCCTACCTGCTGCATAAATCGGGGGAGGCAGTGAGGGCTGGAAAGATAAACCAGAGCGACCTGACCCTCCTCCGACCATTTTCTAGTAAGCCCGCCGCGCCTCTTAAAGAATGCGTACTTCGGCGGGTGCTTTTTTTGACATAAGGTTTTCTGCGTGGCCTACATGACCCCAGAAGAGGACTCGCAAGAAATCTGGGGCGAGGCATATCTCGCAGGCCGATCCAAGTACGAGGCAGGCCAACGGGAGCACAACACGGCATTCCCTACCGCAGGCGCATCCTGGTACGCCCAGCAACTCCGCGATGAAGTGATCGACTCGGTGGCCTACACCCACCACCTCCGCAGCCGACTCCTCTCGATCCGATCCCTCGCCAAGATGATGCGAGAAGACGATGCAATGACGCTCGGTATGGCCGCAACGATCCTGGACTACCTCGCAGGGGATCGCCCTCCAAAGCATCATCCACGCCCTCATCCGAGGGATTGATCCATGGCCAATATCGCCTCCAAGTGGACCCGATTCATGGCGGTGGGATGTTCCCACGGGAAGCACATCTGCCCCGTAGCAAAAAAGATCGTCCTCGAAACGAAAAAGAAATGGATCCGATCCGGAGACCTGTGCCTGCACCTCGGAGATTTCACCGACACGGCTGCATTCCGATCTGGTGCTAGGGGAATCGACGCCGATAGCGCCGAACCGGTTCTACCCGACATCGATGGAGGGATGCAGTTCCTCCGCGAGCTGCGCCCGAGCATCGTCCTTGCTGGGAACCATGAGGCGCGTCTCTGGCATCTCCGCGAATCTCCTAATGCCGTCATCGCCTATGCTTCCCACAAGGCGGTCGAGCACATCGAGGAGGGGTGCGCCAAGATCGGTGCGCGTCTGATCCCCTACGATGGGATCAATCAGATTTATCGCCGAGCCGATCTGACTTTCCTCCATGGGACGTGGTATTCGGAAGCCGCGACTCGTGATTATGGCGAAGCCTACGGGGGAACGGTGATTCATGCCCACACCCATCGGCCATTCTATGCTCCGGGTCGCACTTTCAAGAAATCCCAAGGATTCTGCGTCGGCACCCTGACCCGTCAGCGTTCCATGGGGTACAGCCTGACCCGCCGTCAGACCATGGCATGGGGTCAGGCGCTTGTCCTGGGGGAGTTCCGCGAAGGGAAAAATCCCACTTCGTTCACTTGGCTTTTCACAGGACCATCCGAAGGGGAAGACCACGGATGGCGCCTCCCTTTTTAGGGAATAACCGAATTCCAATGATGAAAAAGAAGGCTGTAACCAAAAAAAAACCTCCCAAATCCGCGAATGATTGGCTTTTGGAAATCCTTTCCGAATCGAATGGCATGGGAACTCCTGACGAGGTTCCCGATGGGTGGCTTACGATGCAAGAAATGGCAAAGATGGCAGGGGTGTCTAAAACAACGATGTTCGCAAGGGTCGGTAATTTGCTGAACAAGGGCATCCTCCAGCGAAAGAAATTCCGCATCCATGTTGGCCGGGGATGTCTCTCCGTCTGGCATTTCAACAAAGCATGAAGACCGCCGCCCCACGCTGCCCTCGCACCGATTGGAACATCGATCTCTCGGTCAAGATCGAAGGGATCCGCCTCCCCTTCCGCCTCCGCTGCATCACGAGCGACCCGGACGAGCTTTCCCTACGGCTGGATGATTTCATGGACATGATCCGACTCCGCTTGCAAGAGGAGATCGATGAACCCTAGCGTCCTCTCCATCCGCACGGGAGTCTTCGATGACCGCGTCTGGATGGTGGCACCCTGCACCTACGAGCAGGCGGTCGCGTGGCTGACGGCCAAGAAAATCACCGACATCGATCCGATCGAGGATTACAAGCTCGCCCAGGGGATCTGCCGCCGCCGCCGAACTCGCAGCGCGACGATCGTCTTCCTGAAAAAGTCCCCGATCACTCCGGCCTCGATCGCCGTCCTCGCCCATGAGGCGATCCACTGCGCAACCTTCCTCGAGAACGCCTGCGGCATCGCGGATGAGACCGACGAGTTCTCGGCCTACGTCGCCGACTTCATCGTCAGAAAGACACTGGAAAAGTTCCGTGGCTAGGCCTCTGGCTCGTGGCCGTAAGCACGAAGAAGCTGACGGGAAAGCTCATTCTGGCTTTTGATCTCACGCCAGATTTCTGTCTGGGATTCGATATTGGCGGCATCCCCTCGGGTGATCTGATCGAGGAGTTTGATTGTATTTTTGTTGGATTGATCGAAACGGAGCTTCAACCCCCGGAGCTGCGCCATCACGATCAATGGGAAAAGGGCATAGAGAAGGGCAATGATGACAAGCCCGACGATTCCAAAAATCCCCATCCCCATGATGGCATCCGAAGTATCCGCAAGAAACAATGTCGTTCTCATGTTGCTATTCGTGCTACAATCGGCATCCGGTGGGAAAGGATAAAATCAGGCCTTGCTTGACTTTTTGGGTTCCTCAGCCCGGAGGGCTGAAATCTCTTCCAATGGGTACAGCGTTACCTTTTCCTTAAAATAAACATGGTGAACAGCCCTTCTGACTAAATCAGAAACGGTTACCCCTGGTCCTTCTTCGCGAGCAAGGCGTTCTAATTCTGCCTTCATGAAAGGTTCCACTTTGGCGCGTATCATTGCAGTTAATGCCATAGGGCACAATGTGCCCCCATCGGTCACAAAATCAAATAATCATTTTGCTTAGATTTTTGCTTGCTACGTTGGAGCCATTCGTGGCACAAAGGGCTCCATGAGCGGAATCCTCAAGGAATCAAGAATCAATGTGCGAGTCGCCGAGCCAGTAATCATGCACCTCCGCAGACTGGCAGAGCAGGAAGACCTCAAGGTCGCCGACCTCGTCCGTAAGGCGATCAAGAAAACCTACGGCACCCCGAAAAAGTAAAATCCCGTGTTTTTTATGATCCCGCAGATCGACCCCGACCGCCTCGAGTTTCCCCGGCATCTTTCCGAGTTCGTCGGGATGTCCCCTGTCGACCTCGGGGGGCTGAAGAAGCTCGGCTGCCCTTTTTTCGGGAAGAAGACGACGCTTCGCTGGGTACGGCAGTTCCTCGCCCAGGAGGCGGGGGCAAAGGCACCTTCATCATCGCGGTCCGTGCGTCCTCGACGTTCAGCTTCGAGTAAAGCCGGTGGACCATCCTCGTCGAGTGATTCACCAACCGCATCGCTTCGTGCTCGGAGAGCCCGGCTCGATGGCACCGTGAAATAAAGGAAACCCTGCAACAATGACTCGTCACGCCTGGAGCAGCACGATGGAGCGCCCGATTGAAGTTCCGGTTCATCATGCGGGTCGGAACCGGCATGGTGTGTCCGTCGTACCAGGCAATCCTTTTCAGGAAGGTCGCCAACTGCTCGGAGATCGGCGCGGTAAAGTATTTCCTCGGATCGAGGGCATCACGCTTGGAATCGGTGAGTTGGATCGTCAGTCGGTCGAAATCGATGCGCTCCTTGGACACCCTTGCCTCGGTAAATCGGCAACCGAGATTGATCAGCAACTCGAAGGCCGTTCCCATCCACGACTCCTCCTTTTCAAACTCCTTTCGGAAGGCCGCGATCTCCGCGTCGGAGATTTCCCTCTTGGCTTTAGCAGGAGCCAGCTCGATGCGTGCAAGGGCGATGGGATTGCGCTCGGCCAGCTCCCTTCGGATCGCCTCGCTCATGAGGAAAGCGAGGAATTTCACTTCGTTTCGGGCCGTGTTGTGGGCGGCGTTGTTGCCATCGGGTCCCTTCCTCCACGCCATGTAGGCCGCAGCGTGCTCGTAGCGGATCTCGCGCGGGTGCCTGATGCCATTCTCGTGCAGGAAGACATGGATCGTGCGCCAGAAGTAGAGATTTCGGAGCTGGGTCAGCGGCTTTCCCTCGTAGTGCTGGCGGATGTAGTCGGGAACCCATTCGGAGAAATTCTCCCCTTGCCTGGGTCTGGCAATCACCTCGCCGGTCGTGGCCTTGGCGGCCTCCTTCATCGCCTTCGCCGATTCCTTCGGATCGTCATGACGGAGCTTCGTGCATTTCTCAACCCATCGCCCCGTCTCCAAATCACGGATCCGGAGATACCAATACGGCGACCTCTTTTTTTTGATCAGGTAGGACATGAATCAAGAGTTCCACATAGTTCCACACAAAAGAGAGAGAAAAAGTAAAAAAAAACAAACCCTACAGAGAGAAACCAACACCAAAACCATCCAAAACAATGTTACCGTTACACCACAGGGTAGTTTATTCTAGTCTAAATCAACGATTTACAACTCGGTTCCACACAAGTTCCACAAATTGTGGGGAATTTGGAGCTGTAGTTTTTCATCGATTGGACGGGCAGTGTGCAGGAATTACAGCACAGGCGCAAGCCTTGGGAGGTTCCCGATGATCGCGCTCTTTTTTGGCGTGATGGCGCTGATCCTTCTGATCGGGCGTGAGGAGTGTGCCGGTCTTCTGGCCGGATTGCTTTCCAAGATCGGAGGTGGCAGGTGAGCACGGATCCCTGCCTGGATGCTGCCTTGGCATCCCTTCGTCCCTCGATCTGTCGGCGGATCTGGAGCTGGTATTCCCGTGTGACGGGATGGGAGAAGGCATCCCTCCAGCGTTCCACGGGTCTGAAGATCCGTTCGACGGTCTACCCCTCCTCTCCCAGTAAGCCGAAGGTCGGCTCGGTGATCGATCAGATCATGGGAGGTGCCGCATGAGCGACTGGGGACGTTTCTATGTCGGACTTGCAGCGGTGACGCTTTTTGTCATCGGATGGGATTTCCTGCGAAAGGGAGGTGGGCGATGATCGGCGTGCTGCGATCCGCCACCGGGATATTCGCCCGGTGCGAAGAAGATGGGTGCGAGGATATCGCTTGCGTGGTCGTAGGGCCGCGTCATCTCTGCCCGATGCATGGTCATCAGGAGGAGCAGTGCTGGAAGGCGCTGGCGCATCTCGATGTGCGTCCGATGTCCCGGCTCGAGGAGATCACCCACGCGGGAGGTGTCCATGAATAAGCGTCTCGGATGGGAACTCAAGGTGCGCTCGGTGATGCGTGATCATGGCTGCGACTGGTATGCGGCCTGCTCGTTCCTCGGGAAGCGCGGGGGTGCCGTTTCCGGCCTGCGTCGCTCGTCGAAGGCGAAGTCGATCCGGATGGAGAACCGCAAGCAGGAGGCGATGAACATCCGATGAAGCAAACGACCGAGGATGATGCGCTGGTGGGTCTGCTCTCTGCTGTGATCCAGCAGGCGGTGGATGATTACCGGATTTTTGAACGCAAAGGTATCGTGATCAAGGGGGAGCCTGCCGATGTCGCCCAGGTGGGGCGTCGCCGGTATAGCCGCTGCCGCGATGCGAACTACGCGATCAACCATGTGGACGGGATGATCTCGGCCTCGGAGGTCTACGATCTTCTGAAGTTCATCAAGGGTTCCGGTCTCCAGCTTCTCTGTGATCTGACGGGCAATAAGGCCTGCCGGATCCGCACGTCCTTCGGTCTGAACCCAAAAACGATATGATGTTCCCACATACTAGCGGTGTCTCCGCGTCGCCCGATGGTGCATTCCGTGCCTGGGTGGGCGATTCGTTCGAGAAGGCCTACGAGCCGGATATGGCGTCCGAGATTGATCGTGAGGAGGAGATCCTCGCCGATCTGCTCGGAATCACCCCTGCTGCCGCGCTCCGTGTGAAGGCATGGCATGAGGAGGAATGCCAGAAGGTCGCCGGAAAGCATCGCGAGGCTTTTGGTCGCGTGATCGCCTCCTTACTTACGGGCCAGAATCTTGGGGTGCAGGCTCAAGCCCTCGCTCTTTGTGCCGGGTTAGATGAGTTGAATGGGAGGAAATCTCAAGCGGAGATAGCGCGAGAATTTGGAGTTACACGAGCATTGGTAAGTCATTACGTCGTCGCATTTGCAGACATCTTAGGCGTGGTGGTGACGAAGTTCCGCAAGTCGGAGAGCAGTCGGGAAACATTTCGGGAGGCTCAACTCAACCGCCGCCGGGGAGCCTAGCGGCAATTAACTAGGAGGAAAAACAACGATGACATTGGAAATCGAACAGGAGGGAGTGACCTCCACAGAGATGACGCCTGCGGGGTATTTTCGCCCGGATGGGCTGGTGCTGCCGGAGGTGCTCTCTGGTCAGGAATACTTTGAGATCGGATACCGGATCCGCGTGGCCAAAAAGTGCTCGTCGCTCTGGATGCGGCAGTGGGTGGAGTATGGGGAGAAGGCTTATGGCGAGGAATTCGTCGAGGATACGATCGACCAGATCGATTCCCAGCTTCAGCTTCAGCTTGGCCTGCCCCCGGCGGAGGAGAAGCCAAAGCTTAATGAAGGATTAGGTAAGGGGAAGGCATTGGTTACCATCGAAGGGATTCATCAGTGGTTTTCCATTTGGACCCGCAAGATGGCTCCTGAGTTCCCCAAGTGGAATGACGTTCAAAAGCGCAAGGCAGCGGAGCTGCTGCGACCGATGGTGGAGTTCTACGATCACCTGCTCGGGGAGGAGGCGAAATGAGCCCTTTAGATATTTTCCATCGTGAGACGGGAAATGTATTTAAAGAATGCATTAATAGGTTTTCACAAATTGAACAAAGCTCTTGGGATGTTGTTTTTAAAAACAGGAAAAGGCTTTTAAAGGAATACAAACTAACAAAGAAGCACATTTCCCTATCTCTAAGGCAGTTAGTGTTAAAAACAGCGCATGATATAGAGGGATCATCAGTTGATCATGTTGAGTTTTATAAAAACGCAGAGGGTAAGATTGTTTTTATAAGTTCAAATTATGACGGGTCGTTTCCTCCGGCATTTGGATTACTGATGAGGCCAATTTATCCGATATATAGCATCCATGCACAGTCTTGGATAGTTGTATGGGATAGCTACAAGGATGCTCGTTTTTTTCTTGGTAATGCCAAGTCGATTAACGCAGCGATTTTAGATTGCAGTCCGTCAGCTAAAAGCCTTCAGCCTAAACCGCTAACAGCCTCCCGCTGATGCCCGTTTCAATCACAGAACGGGCGTCACGATACATCGCCCGGATGGATGCCGCTGTCTCCGGATCGGGTGGCCATGATGCGACCTATGCGGTGGCCTGCGCTCTGGTGCATGGATTCGCCCTGGGTGAAGGCGATGCGATGGCGCTGATGCAGGAGTACAATCGGCGCTGTGCGCCGCCGTGGTCGGATCGTGATCTGGCCTATAAGCTGCGGAGCGCGGCCAACTCGCACTCGCCTCGAGGGACCGGCTATCTTCTGGAGTCGAGGGTCGAGGGTCGAGAGTCGAGGGCTGCCGAATATAAGCCAATCCCGAAGGTGGAGAAGGTGGAGTTCGATCCTGATGCGCTCTCCCGTGCGGCTGGGGATTTCCGCCCCCGGCTGGATTGGTTCGCGGCTCGGTCGTATGCCGATCCTGCGGTGACATCCTCGGAGGATTTCCTTGCTCTCCTCTATGCCGGGGAGAAGGTGCTGATCTTCAACGATAGCCGGTCGCAGGGTCAGGCTCTCTGGCCAGATGAACCGCTGCCCACCTGTGGCCCGGAGGGGATGTGGTATCTTGCCAATCCGGTCGATGGCCGTGAGTATCCGAATCCGCGCACGGGGAAGATGTCGCGCCGGTCGGAGGAGTCGGTGACGAGGTGGAAGTTCGCCCTGCTGGAATCAGATGAGGCGGATTCATCCCTCTGGCTGGCGGCCCTGGCTAAATCGACGCTGCCGATCTCGGCGATCTACTCGTCCGGTGGCCGGTCTGTCCATGCGCTGATCCGTGTCCCTGGCACCGGGAGCGGGATGTCCCGTCTCTCGGGGCCTACCTCGAAGGAGGAGTGGGATGCCTGGGCGCGATCGATGAAGGCTCCCCTCGCCCGTCTCGGTGCCGATCCGAAAGCGCTGACTGCGGTGCGCCTGACCCGTCTGCCGCAGCAGTGGCGTGGTGAAAGTGGTAAGGAACGGCTTCAGAAGCTGCTCTATGTAAATCCGATCCCTCCATTCGGAGAGAGGCTGATCGATCTGCCCCCGAAGCGGGATGCTCTGGCTGATGCGGTGTGTGCTGCCCAGGTGGCGATCCATGGGGAGGACTTCGACACGATGTGTGCAGCTGCCGATCGGCTGCGCTATTACGCGGTCTGCAATCCGAGATTCTCCAAGATGATCGCGGAGCTGGAGCGGGACATCTCGACTCTGGCCGATATGAGGCGCTGAACCCGTTCAGGCCTCTGGAATTGACACACTTTTCTGACTACCGATGACTGATGAACCAATGCTGGGCGCGTCCTCTGACGAGCCCGTGCCACCCGCCCCCGAGAGGTCCTCGGATCCGGCGAAGCGGCCCGAAGAAACGATCTATCCCGAGGTGGAGCTGCCCCGTGTGGGCAGAGTGCTCGCGGAATTTGCCCATGATATGGGTCTGATCCTGCGAACGAACGGGGTGTATCTGCAAGATGGGGAGCCGGTCGTGCTGGAACCGAAGACGGACCGGATGGCTCCTCTCTCGGCGGCCTGCTTCCGCACCTACGCGGAGAAGTCTCTCCGGACGGTGAAGATGTGCAAGGTGCAGCGGTCGAATCCCGATGGAAGCTTCTCGGTGGAGTATGTCTATCGTCCGGACTCGATGAACAAGATGCAAGCGGAGGCGGTGCTGACGAGTCACCAGTTCCGCGAGCTGCAACGTCCGCTGCGCCGGATCTCCCGGATCCCTGTTCCGATTTTCAAGGAGGGAAGGCTGACATTGCAAGGCCCCGGCTATGACGCCGAAACAAAGATCCTGGTGAAGGAGTGAAACGATGAAGGATCCCAATAAAAAGACCCCCCCCTATGGCAAGGGGGATGCACCCCGAAATAATTTTTCAGAGAAGTTCCGCAAAAACTAAGCGGACATCAACTGGAAGAACAAAACAAACAAAGAAGGAGGAAAGAAACAATGACACCGGAAGAATACTGGAACTCGGAAGGCATCCGTTTTCTGAATGAGGATGGGACGCTGCCCACCGTGGAGCAGCGGGTGAAGGAGGGATTCAAGCGCGGCCATGAGGTCGGAACCGCTGAATGCCAAGTGGAGATCCAGAAATGGAAACGGTCGATCGAGGCGCTATGAAATCAAAAGGAGCTCAATTAAATTGCATCGGTCATTCATGGAAAAAAGGCCGCGAATATCGAACTGTATGGTTTGGTTATGCGGATCCTTGTGATGGCAAAAGGGGCCAATGGGTATTGAGATTTATTAGGGGTAAAAAGAACCCTAAAATTTTTGAGGTAGCTTTTAGCGATGAGGCCTACGCCGCTATTTTCGATCTCATGGGTCGTATCGCTGGCAATCCCAAAAACTTAAAAAAATGACATACGATTTGATGCCTAAGGAGGCGGCGGTGGACTTCCTGAAAGATTTCCTGCGGGAGTTCCCATTCGCCGATGATCAAGGCCGGTCGCTTTCGTGCCAGATCGCGGCGATGATGAGCCGGTTTGCATCGTCTTTGCTGCCGGAGCAGGCGCAGCTGCCGATGTGTGTGTTCAACGCGAACGGGCCTGCCGCTGGCAAGTCGCTGCTGGCGATGGTGGTGGAAATCCCGGTGCGAGGGTACGCATCGATGAGGTCGTTCCCGGAGGAGAAGGAGGAGCTTCAGAAGGTGCTGGATTCCGAGGTGCTGGCGGGTTCGGATTCAATCATCTTCGACAATGTGAAGGATCGTGTCGATTCGTCGTATCTGGAGCAGTTCCTGACTTCCTCGGTGGTGTCGGTGCGGCGGCTGGGATCATCCACGAAGCACGAAATTTCCAAACAGACACTGGTCCTGCTCACAGCGAATCAGGCGGAGTGTTCCGCTGATCTGGCTCGGAGGAGTATTTTTATCGATCTGTTCCAAAAGGAGGCGGATCCGCAGGCTCGTAAGATCGAGCGCCCGATGGGTGCCGAGTATCTGGCGCGTTCGGAGGTTCAGTTCCGCATTCTCTCGGCTCTCTGGTCGTTGGTGGTGGCGTGGGATGCGGCGGGGCGTCCTAAGTGCTCGTCGCGGCTGGCGGGGTTCGAGCATTGGGCGGATGTGATCGGCGGGATCGTGGAGTTCTCGGGATTCGGTGATCCGCTTCGTCGGCCCACGAGTGAGGAGTTCGGTGATCCGGATGCTGCCGACATGATGGAGCTGGTGCGGGTGATGACTGCCGGGGTGTTCCGCGATGGGCTGGAGTTCCGCTGCCGTGAGGGGATTTCCTTTGATGAGGTGATCTGGATTTGCCGGGATCGGGGTCTCTTTGAAGAGATGATCAAGGGGAAGGTGGACCGCGAGACGAAGGAGTTCGAGATCTATGCCACTGCCAGGACAAAGATGGCCAAGCTCTTTGCCAGGTACAATGGTCGGGTGTTCCGGTTCGGTGACGATTTGGGCACGATCAAGTTCGAGCGTGTCGGCGGGAAGAATGAACGCCGCTGGCGTGTGAGTTGATCTTCCGGTAGCGTCCTCGATCACCCTGTGCAAGGTTCCGGCCATGCACAGGGTTTTCCTTTTAATGGCAGTTATTCTGGCAGGATGCGCTCACCGAAATGTATCAGAAAGCGATCGGCTTCTGGATTGTTATACCAGAGGTTATGTCTCTGGGTTTTATGCGGCCAAATCCAAAGGACTATTGTCACCCGCGCCCTTTGGAATTCCGAAAGCTGAGGACTATCGATAGTCCTAAAAAGCCATTGATCTGAGGCAAAAGGGTCTGGGTCGGTTTGGTTTGGTTATTTTGAGGACTATCATAGTCCTTTTCAGGACTATGCTTCCGCACCATCGTCATTGCATTCAATCGGCTTACCATCAGTAAGTTATCTATTCATCTAGGACTATCAGGACTATTTTTAAGGTTACCAGTAGGTTTTTCTAAATAACGATCGAATGCAAACAGGTAGGAAATCCCATCCGATAGTCCTCACTGCCGCCAATAGGCGCCTGGTAAGGAATCTTTTAGAAACGATGGTCGCCTCCAGCAGTTGCCGCCCGCGATGTTTTTGAGCGTATAACTGCCACACATTAGGGAACTAATCCAATTCCTTCCGTTCCCGATCAGTTCCTTGCCATTCCTTTGACATTCCAAGGAAGTCGTGAGGAAATCCCGTCATGAAGCTGCGCTGATCGAAGAATGTGCCAAGGTGCATTCCGTTTCCGTTCGGGCGGTTCGTAATTGGCGCAACCTAGACGATCCAAGATGGCGCGATTTTTTACGTTCTCGTGCTCAGGATTCCCAGTTTTCCTTTGCACGTCCGGAAGCAAATGCAAAGCCGATGACCCCGGAAGAGACCGAGCAGGCCGCTGCCGTACGCCATGCCCGTCTCTCTGTGCTTTGTGATCAAGCAGAAGCCAGGGGCGATATGAATTCCCTACCGACACTGCTCAAGGCTTCCATCGAAGCGCACAAACTCTGGACCCTTGTCTCTGAAAACAATCTGAAACTGGCCACTGCTTCCGGAAAGCTCGTCGAAGTCTCCAAAGTTTCCGAATTCATCCTTGGTAACATGGCCATGGCCAAGCAACTCATGGAAAATCTCCCCGACGTGCTGGTTTCCAGGATCGAATCCTCCGTCGATGTCTCCGGCATCGTCAGGGAAGAGGTCGTTGCCATCCTCCGCGAGCTGGCCGCTGCGTCCGCCTCGACCCCGTGGAACCAAAAGGAACCGGCCACCGATGTCACCGGCACTCCAGCGGCTTGAATCCGATCTTGCTTCCATGTGGGAGCCAAGGGAACGCCCCGACCCGCTGACATGGGCGGAACGGGAAATCGTCATCGACCCTCGATTCTCCCCTCGGCCAGGTCGGTTTAATTGCGATTTCACCCCCTACCTCCGCCAGATGCACCTCTGGTTTGGAGACCGATCCATCCGCCAGATCACCTTTGTAAAAAGCGCCCAGATCGGCGGCACCACCCTCCTTGCTAATCTCATTCAGTACGCCGTCGCCGAAGATCCGGGTCCCATTCTCTATGTCACCTCGACGGCGGAGAATGCAAAATCATGGTCCGAGCGGGAGCTGATTCCCCGCGTGCGTTCCTGCACCGCGCTGCGCCGTCACCTTCCCGACGATCCCGATCTTTTCAAGAAAACGGAAATGCAGTTCAAAAGCTGCACCGTCAAGCTCGTCGGATCGAATTCCGAGGCCAACCTCGCCTCCCGCCCCACCCGTTACCTTTTCTGTGATGAGGTGGACAAATGGCCCGACGCCTCCGCCACCGAGGCCCCCTCCCTCGAGCTGGCGATGGCCCGAACCAACTTCTACAGATCCATCTGCAAGCGCGTCCTGGTATCCACCCCCACCGTGGCGACCGGCGCGATCTACAGCCAGTTCACCGCTGGAAGCCAACACCGCTACCATGTGGAATGCCCCGACTGCGGCAAATGGCAGCACCTCCGTTTCGAGCAGGTCAAATGGTCCGATGAGCTACGCGGTAATGATGGGACATGGGATCTCGACGCAGTTTCAGATTCTGCCGTCTACCAGTGCGAGGAATGCGGATCCCTCTGGCCGCAAGAACTTCAGCGCCGACTCGTCGCCGGTGGCCGTTGGATCCAAGGGAACCTCGCCGCGCCACGCGACCATATTTCCTGTCATTTGAATGCCATGTATTCCCCCCAGTCCTCCTGGGGAGAATTGGCAAAGCTATTCCTCCAAAAACGCGACAGCCCCGGCGGCCTGCACGATTTCTACAACACCTACCTCGGATTACCTTGGGAAGACCGCGCCACCACCATTAAGGACGACAGCCTCCTCGATCTCCGCAGCGGCTACCGCCAGCGCCAGATACCGCCCGCCGCCGTGATCGATGGACAGTCTCCCATCCTGACACTATGCGCCGATCCGGGAGGGACGCGCACCCACTGGACAGTCGAGGCCCGCATCGCGACCGGCGAGAGTTGGGTCATCGATTGGGGAGAGGTCGCCGAGGTCGATGAGTTGGTCAGTCAGGATTTTCTGAATGCCCGCACCTACCTCATGCCCGACGGCATCACCACGGTGCGACCCATCGCGGGACTCATCGATTCCGGTTTTTTCACCGAGCGCGTCTATTCCGTTTGCGCAAGATCCGATGGCCTCTACTACCCCAGCAAAGGCGGTGCCGCCACGTTCAAGCAATTCAACGCCTCTCCCCTCCCCGGCGTCGGTTCCATCTTGTATAGTTACTCCGACCACGTTTGGAAGATGCACCTCTACATCGACCGTATCCAGAAGAAGCTGCCTCCCCTCCTCCACTTCCCCGAGGACGTCACCCGCGACTTCATTGCCGGTCATAGCGGACAGGTACTCGTCGAAAACCGAAACAACCGCACCACCCCCTACGAGTTCAAGAAACTTGAGAACGACCATTTCGGCGATTGCACGAAGCTCCATTGCGTCGGCTGGGCTATTCTTCGGGAGAAACTCTGACGTTTGACTTTCCGATGCTTGCATGGCCTCCAGCACCAATGCTACCTTCGACCATCAAAAGGTCGCCGGGATCAAATCTTATCTCCGGTACAAGAGCATCGAGGAACTCAAGGCCCTAGCCGATTCCATTTTCGCCGCAGCCACCGAGGAGGTCACCATCACCGGCACCGCAGCCGATGGCGGATCTGCAAATGGCGAGGTGGCATTTCCGAAATGGCTTTATCTCGGCGTCGTCATGGATGTCCGCAAGGAACTCGGCGATTTCCCGACCAATGACAACGGCACCATCGTCAGCCGCCAGCTTGGCACCCGTCCCGATTACAGCCGCACCTGGTCGGTCACCTAGTTTGATTTCCGTTTGATTTTTGACAGATGGCGCTCGTCATGAGCGAATCGAAATCAAAGCGTGGCGGTGCGCGACCCGGAGCTGGTCGCCCGAGCAAAGCAAAACAGCAAAACGACTTTGCCGCCTACGAAGCCAGCTATCGCTACAATCCCCAGCGTATGTGGCTTTACAGCCCGACGCTTGATGCCAAGAAAGAACTGACCGGTGGATCGCGTCAGGAGCTGATCAAGAAAGCCCAATGGCTTTATAACAACTCAGGCCTTGCCGGAGGTGCGGTTGATAAGATCGCCCGCCTCGTCGGCCCCCTCATACCGCAGGCTCGGACGCTGGATGAGAAATGGAACCGCCTCGCCGAGCAGGCATTCAATGATGCCGCGCGGAATGCCGCTTTCGGTGTCGATGTTTCCGGCATGGTAAATTTCGATCAGGCCATCCCCCTCATTGTCCGCCAGATGGCGATTGCCGGTGATGTTTTTTGGCAGCGCAGCACCAGCAAGGCCGGACGTGCCATGTTCCGACTTGTCCCTGGTGAGAACGTCGGATCCCCGGTGGGTAAGGAAGAGGAAGGCTGGATCGATGGGGTCAAGGTGGACCCGAAAACGGGACGCCCCATCCGATTCCGCGTCCTCTCAGCTCCTGCCTCTCAGGATTATACCGACATCAGCGCCGATGACATTGCCCAGGTGCGCCGCGCCTATCGCATCGGATACACCCGCGCACCGAGCTGGCTCGCCCGCGCTGCCAATACCCTTCAGGACATTGCCGAGTATCTGGCCTTTGAGAAGCAGTCGGCCAAGATCGGTGCCTCCATGGCGCTGGTCATCACCTCACCTGAGGCGGGACAGATCGGCCTCGGTTCGTCGTTAGTCAAGGGTCAGTCAGGTTCCAGCCAGCAGCCGATGACCGTCGATGCCTTGTCGAATGGTTCCATCATTCCGCAGCTCAAGCCCGGTGAAAAGGTCGAGAGCATCCTGAACAACCACCCAGCTGGAAACATGAAGGAGTTCCTCGGAACTCTGAAGGAAGAGATCGCAGTTGGCCTCGGCTTTTCCAGCCAGTTCCTATTCGACGCGACCGATGCCGGTGGGGCAAATCAACGCTGGATCTTGGAGGAGGCCGCCTCCGCCATTGATGAGATCCGCGACATCATTATTCAGAGCTTCGCAGCCCCCTTTTGGCGTTTTTGGATTTGGCAGGAGATTCAGGCCGGTCGCCTCCCTATGCCGAATGACGGATCGGATTGGTGGAGGGTCGATTTCACCCCGCCTGCCCGTCTTTCGGTCGATTTTGGTCGCGATGGCCGCCTTATGAGCGACCTCCTCCTCCGTGGTCAAATCTCACCGCAGCGCTATTACGCTTTGCAAGGCCTCGATGCCGACACACAGGACACCGACATCATCCGCTTCGCAGCCCGCCGGAAAAAGCTCGTTCAGGAAATCGCCAAGGAAGAAGGAGTCGACCTCACCACCTCCGAGGTATTCCCTCCTGCCCCTGGTGCCCCGATCCCCCAGCAAGCCGTCGATGGCAGCAAGCAGGGAGAATGATTTGACAGACGGCATTTCGGCAATGGTCAAGCTCTCCCTATTCGCCACAGCGACCGAATCCCGAGTCGATGCCGAGAACGGCGTCCTGCGAGGCGTCCGCGTCATCACCAAGGGCGAAGCCAAGACCCACACCTTCCTCGGTCAGCCCATCATCTGCGATGACCAGACCATCGCCGAGGTCGTGGAAGCCGCAGCCATTTTCCCTGATGGCGTTCCGGTGAAGCTCGCCCACGGCACCGACATCGAGGAGCTGATCGGTTCCATCCGTGACATTGTGAACGACGGCGACTGCGCCCGTGGCGACCTCTATCTGCTCAAGAACCACGACAGCTACGCCACCATCATTGAGATGGCTCAGACCATGCCTAGCAATTTCGGCATCAGCATTTCTTTCATGAACGCCCCCGAGCCGGTCATGAGCACCGACATGGATGATGACGGTGACAATGACGGCATCGTCCCCGGATACCAAGACGACATCGTGGCTTATGCCGCCCGTGTTTGCGAACTCTACGCCGCCGACCTCGTGGCAAATCCCAGTTGCAATCCTTCCCTATTTTCTATGAGCGAGACACCCGCCACCCCTGAAGTCCTTGCCGAGGCTCCCGTCGAGGAAGTCAAAGCTGAGGAGATCGCCCCTGCCGCCGAGGCTCCCGCTGTTGAAGCGCCCGCCGAGGAAGGTAAGGAAGAACTCAACGCCGTCATCGAGAGCGAACCCGCTCCCGAGGTTGCCGCCGAAGTGGTTGCAGAAGTTCCTGCCGAGCCAGTCGCCGAGGAAGTCGCCGAAGAAATCGTTGCCGATGAGATCAAGGAAGAGAATTCCGTCGAGGCGATCCCTGCACCCGAGGAGCTTTCCCGCAAGTTCGACGGGTTCAAGAGCGATTTCGAGGCTACCAAGTCCGAGCTTTCCCGAGTGACCACCGAGCTTTCCGCAGCCCGTGGCGAGCTGGAGATGGCCAAGACCGAACTCAGCAAGCGCGACGCCGAGCTGGTAGACCTCCGCTACCTCCACCGCAGCGTCCTTTCCGTCATGGGACTGGCTCCCTCGATCGAGATCCCCGAGATCAGCGAGGAAGCTCCCAAGATGAGCATCATCGAGCAATACGAGGCCATGCCTGCCGGTGCCGAGCGCCTTTCCTTTTTTCAAGCCAACCGACGCGAGATCGAGCGATCCATCGCCGCGAAGCTGAAATAAACCCAACCCCAACACCCCACTCAAATGGCTAACAGCTATTCCAGCGCCCTGGTCGTCGATACAGCGACCTCCACGGCCATCACCGTCCTCCAGCCGAAGCTCTCTTCGCTGAAGGCCTTCAACACCGACTTCAGCTCGGATGTCGTGGCTTCCGCCGGACTCCGCAAGTTGCAGGTCGCCGTCGTCGGTAACGCCGCCGCCGCAGTGACGAACCCCACCTCCTTCCAGAGCCAGGGTGATTCCGTGACCGCAGCAGCCGTCACCATGAATCACGTTTCGGCCCAGTTCGGCCTTTCCAGCGCACAGCTCAATCAGGGCTTCAAACTCGAGAAGGTCCTCAAGGCCAACCTCGCCGCCCTCGGCAATGCGATCATGGATATCGCCATGACCCCGCTCACCACCGCCAACTACGGTGCCGCTGCTTATACCAGCGCGATCAACACCGCGACCGGCGGCGTCCTCGGCAACGACCTCATCACGAAGGGCCTCCCTGCTCTCTTCGCGGCGATCGCCAACGGCACCGAGCGCAACCTCGTCCTGGATGGCAGCTACTTCAGCTACCTCCAGCCTCAGTCCGGATTCAGCATCCCCGTCACCGGCGGCCCTGCTTACGGGTTCGATAACGTCTACCTCAACACCCGCTTCAACGCCCCCCTCGGCGGCAGCGACGTGAACCTAAACGGTACGACCAAGACCATCCACGGTTTTGCAGCCTCCCCTGAGGCGCTGGCCATGGCCTCGGCCCTGCCTTACGTCGATCCCGCCGTTGCTTCCCTGCTCATGCAGCAGGAGACGGTCGAGATCCCTGGTCTCGATGGCCTCCAGATCCAGCTCTCCATCTGGGGCAGCGCTTCGGATCGCGGACTGTACGGCAGCTTCGACGTGCTCTTTGGGGCAGCCAAGGCTGACGGTTCCGCCCTCAAGTTCATCACCGCCTAATCCTCCTAGGCAATCCGCAAAGCAAGGGGCACCTCGAAAGGGGTGCCCCTTCTTTCATTCACTTGACACCGATACTTTCATCGTGAACCGCACCTCCATCGCCGCCTTTCGCACCCGTGCGGCCAACGAGATCGCCGATACCCTTGGCACCCTCATTCAGCTCGGCACCTGCACCCCATTCTATGCCCATGTCACCGTTCCGCAGCCGACCATGAGCTTGGAGACCGGTGGATTTAATACTGACAAAAGCATCCGTGTGCGCTGGCCAATGACCCGTGCCGCCCGTCCTGCCGTCGGCACTCGCCTCACCTTGGTCACCGAGGGCGTCACCTATCGCGTCGAGACTGCCACCAGTCTTCCGGGATCCCCCCTTTCTGCCGAGGTTCTGGTGTCAGCTATCAGGGAGTGATTTCCACCCTATCTGCTATCTCCCAGCTCTTAGCTCCTATTTCATGAATCCGCTAACGATCGAATCCGCACTTCGGACGGCATTTCAGCCAACCTTTACCGATACCACGATTTATCTAGGTAGCGATTACGAGGAACTCACCCCGGAATCGCTCAACCTCATCATTTCGGCATCCGACGTCGAGCACACCGCTGGCCCCCTCTACAAGGTCACCATCAATGTGAAAATCATGGCCCCTGCCTTGCTCGGTGCCGACAGCCTTTCGGCATTTACCACGGCGATCAACTCCGTCCGATCCTGCCTGGATACTTCTTACCTTTCGACCAACTGGCCATCCGGATCTGCCACTTTTGCCGGGGTCTGGATTCAAAATACAAAGACATCGCAGGAACAGCACACCTGGGTCGCCGAGGTTCAAGCCGTGATCGGAGTCTCGGAGTAATGCCTGGCGTTTGTCTGCCGATCGTCCCCGATCAGGCATCCCTCGATCTGCTGCTCTCGGGACTGCTCGCCCTGCGGCTCGCATGACTATCGCCCGACCCGTTCGGGCGATTTGACACGCACCTTCACTTCATGAGCGACGAGAAAAAGCCCAACCCCCTCATCCTCGAAAAAGACGTAGTGGCCGCACCGGCTCCTGCTCCCGAACCCGCCCCTTCCAAATAACATGGCCGCTACCATCGGAATCTCTTCACTCGCCTCCCTCGTTACCGCCCCCACCGGCTGCGTCATCAACGAAGTTACCCAGGATCAGTCCAAGGAGGTCAAGACCATCAAGAACTCCTCCGGGGTCACCGTTCAGGCCGCCGTTCTTCCGATGACCGAGACCAAGATCAGCGTCAAGGGCAAGGGCAACCCTGCCCTTTCCACGGTGGCAGCAACTTCCTCTGTTGCCTCCGGCACCGTCGTCATCACCGAGATGAGCGTGGATGAATCCCAGGACGATTTCCCCGACTTCAGCATCACCGCGATGAAATGGAGTTAAACCCCTAACTGACCACCCACCATGTCCGCCGTCACAGCCTCCATCGGAATCTCCTCCTTCACCAGCGGGGTCATCACCAAGGTCAGCACCTCCAAAAAGGTCGAGACCAAGGTGCTCAAAGATTACTCCGGAGCCTTCTCCACCGCAGCCACCTTTGACCCCACGGGGGAGTTCTCCGTCGATGGTCAGTCCGATTACCCAAGCATCACGCTCGGAGTTGCCACTGGTAACGTCCCCAGCACAATCACCGGAGGCGTCATCATCATCGACTCCTTCAGCAAGACCGAGAAATCGGACGATTTTCAGAGCTGGAGCTATAAGGGCAAGTGGTATCCCGGAGCTTCTTAGGCCTCCGTCTCCCTGACATTTTATCATGAACAACCTCCACGAAAACCTCTCCCTGCTCGTCGATCACGAGCATCCTCTCTCTTCGGCCAATACCCATGCCGTAGCCGCCTCCCTCACCTGCGGAGGCACCCTCGCCGAGAACGGCTATCTCGACACCATCGAGCAAGGCCTCGATGGCAAGCCCCGTCGGACCGTCGTCTGGCTTTTGAAATCCACCCCGATTGAGTTCAAGGCCTTTGCCGGGGAAACCATTTCCCAGTCCGAATTTCTGAAGCGGTGGAATGACAAGCAGTGGATCCTGGACAATCCCGATCATCCCATCGCCTTCATGAAATGCCTCATGGAGAACGTCGGCAGCCTTCGGAACGAGATCAAGAACGCCTCCCCCACCATCAAGGTCACCCGTGGAGGCCGCGCTGCTTTCATCCCTGCCAATGCCACCGAAGCCGAACGTCAGAAACTCCTGGGCAAACTATGAGCGACATCACTATCAACGAGCGGATCTACGCCGAGGAGCCGGTCATCGCCGGGGTCAAGGTTCGCCCCTATAACCACCATGTAAAGCTCAAAATGGCTCGCATCCTTCGGTGGCTAGATCTTGATGATGCCGACAAAAATGAGGAGATCCTCTTTGCGTTCATCTACCTGATTGCGGCCCCGATCGAGCGCGTGGCGATCAATACGCTTAACCGGAATGCTTACCTTGTGGACAAGGACGCTTTTCTGGAAACCCTTACTTCCGAAGATCTCCGCGCCGCCGCCGAATGGTTTATCGAAGTGACCAATCTGGAACGTGAAACCCAGATCGAAGTCGAGCCAAAGCCGGGATTGGCTTCCAGTAAGGAAACCCCACCCCCAAACTCCTCGAGCCGCCGTCGCTCGCGAGCCTGATTTTCACGCTTGCGAAGGAGGGCGGCTTTTCCGAGTTGCAGATCATGGAGCTGCCCGTCTATCGGGTGAATGCCTACTACCACGCTGCCCTGAGATCACACGATATCTGGACCGTGCAGCCCAGTGCTCCCGTTCCGCAGCAGATCGACCACTTGATCGAGTTCGCCCGATCATTTGGCACCGAAGGACTAGATGATGAGTAAATCCGGCTTCACAATCGACACATCGAATTTCAACCGCGCCGTGGAGGCCATGGCGAAGCTGACCGGCGTCAATTATGAAGAAGTGGTCAAAGCAGAAATCGGAAGCGTTCTTTCGGCAGCTATCTCCAATACGCCCAAAGCAACAGCAAATTCCATTAAAAAAAGCCTCCAGAAATGGGTTTTTATTCGGGAACCTTCCCCGGCCAAGCATCCTCAATCTTCCTTGTCCAAAGGAACCGCGTACCTGGTTGGTCCTGGCAAAAGTGGTCGCCACCATTACCCCGATTATATTTGGGCATGGATCCAAATGAATTCCGAGCAACGGGAAGCTGAGTTGAAACGCCGAATCGGCACGGCAAAGCGCTCTTGGGTGCTTTTGGCGCAACGCATGGGCATCCTTTTGCCAAAAACGCCTCCCGGCTATGTCAACAAAGCCATGGTGAATGGGAAAGTGCTTTCCGATGAGGTGAGCCATGTCAGGAAAGTGACGGCTTCCCAAGTTGGGTTCCTGATCCAGAATTTCACCCGCGCCGCCGTTCGCGGCGGTGGCCGCGCCGCATTATTAAAAGCCATCAATGGTCGTGTCGGATATTACCACAGAAATGTCCGTGCCGGAGTTTTCAAAAAAGTCGCCACGATTGCCAAGAAATACCCCGGATTCAGTGTGAGGGGCATTTGACTCGATTTCCTTTTTATCTTTTAGCTTTCAGCTTTTAGCTTTTCACCACGATGGCCAACGAATCCCTTTTAGCTCAATTCGGTCTCGATATTGCGCCTCTGACTCAATCGCTCAAGAGGGCGACCCATGCCGTCAAGGAAGAGACGACCAAGATGGGCAAGGAAGGATTTGGAGAACTCCTTGGCCCCATTGCCAAGGTGGCTGCTGCGGTTGGATCCATCGGGGCCATCATGGAAGGTCTCCACGGTGCGCTGGAACTTGGTGCTGATATGCAGGATCTCTCCAACCGCACAGGGATTGCGGTGGGGGCGCTGTATATGCTTCAAAACGCCTTCAAGGATGCTGGCGTCGATGCGGCCAAACTGGCTCCCTCGGTGGGCAAAATGAAAGCCACCATCGCTGAATCCGTCGGAGGCGGAGGACAAGCGTCCATTCTTCATGCTCTTGGATTGGATGCTAGGACGCTAGCCAATGAAGCGCCAAATAAAGCATTTGAAGAAATCGGCACGGCCATTGCCAATTTGAAAAACCCTTACGAGCAGGCCGAGGATGCCCGTAAAATTTTTGGAAAAGGCGGCGAAGAGTTGCTTGCCTTGTTTAACAATCCCAATTTCAAAAACGCAGGCGGAATATCCAACCTTGCCGCTGATTTGGAAAAATCATCCCCAGCATTCAAAGAGATCGAGGAAAACTTCAAACACGTCGGAAGAAACGTCCAAGGGTTTTTTGTCGGAGTAGCTTCCACATCGGCTGGGGTTTTTGCTCCGATAATCCATAAGTTGGAAAACGTCGATTTTTCCAAGTGGGGTGAGCGCGTGGGAATTGTGGCAGCTAACTTTGGAACCAATTTCCACGAAGCATCAAAAAACGCCATCGAAGATCTTAGCAAACTGATCGGCATCGCCCTAAGTGGAGACAGTTTGAAGCTTTTTGGTCTGGAACTGGTGATTCAGGGGTCAAAACTCAAAGATGTGCTCTTTGATGCTTTCCGTGAGCCTCTAAACTATTATGCAGCGCAAATGGAGGCGCTAACCAACAAGGCCCTCAATGCGTGGAATAAACTGAATGGCAATTCCGGAAAGGAATTGAAATCCCTGTACGCCGATCAGGAACGCAATACTGCCGGGGAAACCAATGCTTACAATCGGTATCATCAGGTTGCTTCACAACTCGGCGGAGTTGATCCTTATACCGAAGAAGGTAAAGCCAAATATGCTGAATTTGACCGCCTTAAAAAGGCGCTGGAAGGTTACCAGAAGCAAGGGGAATACATCCAGCAAGCCATCAATACCGCAAAGAACGGACTCGAAACTGATCCGGATAAGATTGCTGCACAAAACAAGGCCAATGGGATCGATTATGTAAAGCAAGCTCATGACGCTGCGAATAACAATCGCGCCCCGTTGGAAGAAGCTGCTGGTGAATTCCAAAAGAAAATTGCGGAACAGTTTTCTGGTCTGACCTTCAAATCATTCAAGTATATCCCAGGATCAGGGGAAAAGAATGCAGAAGGACAGCAGGAGGCTGCTGATCTTTACAAAAAACCAGCCCAATCGGATTTTAATCTGGCCGACATCGGAGCCAACAAATTCTCAATCATCGCCGATTCCCTCGAGCGCGTCGGGGGCGGTGGCCGTTCCGCCCTCGTCGGTGACAATCCGATCTTGACCGAAAACCGTCGTCAAAGCGCCCTGCTTCAGAAGATTGCCGAGAATACCTCACGCGCCCCCGGAGCCGTTGCTTCCATTCCCGCCGCCGCTTTTGCTCAATAATTATGGCCTCCACGACAACTTCCACCACGATCCAATATGATTCCTCGCTTGGTCAAAATGTGACCACGACGACCGTTGAGGCATTTGATACCTACCCGACGCCCCCCACGGACGCATATGATGTCCAGCAATCCTATACTGGGGGAAAATACGTTGTAACCTATAAAGAAATCGGAACGGCTTCCTTGGGGGAAAACATTGAAATCACCTCTTCCTGTTCCACGGAGCCGCTGATCACGCATCCCATTTTTGCATCCGGAGGAACTCATGCTTTGTCTAATTCTGACCTCAAAGCGATATCTTTGGCAGAATCCAATCCATCAGATACTGCGAATGGGTGGTCGGCCTTGGTGGCGGCTAATCCGACAAGCCCTTTGGGATGGTATGCCCAGTTCATCCTCTGGGGGATTGACTCGTATCTGAACCCCACCGTCACGTCCCATGTTTCCCTGGTGGAGTCCCAGATCGTGGATCTTTCCACGGTGGGATCCGTTTATACTTCGTACTTCAAATCCGTCTCCCTACCTAGCCTCTCCGGTCAGGCAAACTGGTTACTCACCGGAGCCAGCTCCAAATCACTAAATACGTCCAAATGGCGCAACAGCTATGAGCTGCGGGCGTCGGGTCTCAAAGGATGGTCTAGCAGTCTTTACACCTACAGTGGTGGTGGCGGGTCGAATACCTTCGGGTTCTAACGCATGAGACTCCTGCCTCGCATGACAGGCGCGGGGATGCTCACCCCCGGAGCGTGGGATCGGATTGCCTCGATCCTGGAGAGCAATTTTCGTGAGGTCATCCTTCAGAAAGGCCCCGGCTACACCGTCACGACCGCGCCGGGAGGAACGACGCTTAATATCTCTAACAATTCTTTTTTTCCGACATCGCCAAAACTTCCTTTTGATATAGTTTTAGGCGGAACTGCCGATTCCCCTTCTATTTCATTATGGCCCGGCACGGTGAATGGCATCATGCCCGAGAATATGTTCGACACCTTCACCGTCGATGCGACTTCGCTTTGGTATGTCAAGGCCACGGTGGACACCAGCGGCGGCGCGGTTCAGTCGGTGTCGATCAATGTCGACACATCCTCACCTGACGTTCAGACCCCTGCGTCCGATGATTTTCCTACCGGGTTTGATGTGCTCTTGGGCATATACAAAAAGGGATCCATCTACAACGTGGCCGGTGGCAACGTCACTTTGACCGCCAATCAGATCAACACCTACGACGGCTCATGGCAGGGAGTCTGGGCAATTAGCTGATGCCGATCATTGACTTCAGTTATGGTTCGGAATGCGCCCCCGTGGCCATTTATCCGGTTTCGACGATTTCCACGGGTTCCTATGCTTATTCGGGATCATTCAATACCGACGACACCGACAATTCGTTCACCGATTCCTTTTCAGGAGCTGCATCATGGGGCCAATCCGAGTCGGCATCTTACAAGCATCTGGATAATTTCATCTTTGGTGCGCGTTACTCCGCTTACGCACCGACATCCTACACCACCACGGCGTGCTTGTCGGATTACAGCCTGAATGGTTCTTCCTCTTGGGATATATACACCACCACGCAGGGGCAAACCTCCAACACCGTCATTTCTCATTCCAGCACCAGCGATGCTTCGCAGACATTCACGGCCATTTCAGGCAGTATCAAATCGCATTCTTTTGATGCGTCTCAGACCCGTCAGAGCAATTATACAATTTTCGGGACATTTACCGAATGCCAGGGGACTTCGTCGGTGACGACTCAAACCAGCATCGAGGTATCATTTTCAGCGGCCAGTTACACCACGGAAACTTATTCATTTTATAGCCTGGATGATGTGGCAAGCTACGCCGATCCGGGGAATATCCTTCAGGGAAGCATCCTTACGGCGACGGAAACCACCTTTGAAGTTTCCAGTTTATCCTTTCCGGTTGCTTTTGGCGGATACGTTCCAGGGGTGGTGGATTTTCTAGGAACCACCTATGGCGATTCATTGCACCCTGGCAACACCGTTTTTTTAATCCATGGATCCCATGGTGAAGTCATTAGTTGCATCACTCCCATCGTCTCATCGATCCACCCGTTCATTGAGGAAGCCGTTAGCTTTACCGATTGGACCACGGGGCGATGGGGAGATTTGAACACTTATTCATTCAAATACATCAGCGCCGATCAGATCGCCTATACCACGACCACCGAGGCCAGCTCTTCGACTGTTCAGACCACGCATACCATCACCCTTTCAATATCTTCCACGATTGATTCCACGGCCTCCGTTTCTTTCTTTGCTGGTTTTTATGATGCCACCACCGACGCAACGATTACCAATGCCACGCTTCCGGGAGGCCAAATCTGGACCGCAACATGGGAATGGGGAATTCCCTGCATTTATGGGATAACATCTAATTTTTCGGATTCCACGACTTCGGATACCATTTTTGTCGATGATTCCTTTTCTTCCACATTCTCAATCGAGGATGGTGCCAATATTGTTTTCGGACCCTTTCGATACAATCCTCCGTACACCTACCTTTCGGACGGATCTTTGGAAACTTACTCCGGCAGCTATTTCTTGGTCTGATTGACAAATCTTCTGGGGATAACGATCCCCATGATATCCATCACCACCGCTGCCACGCGCAGCTACCTCCACGCATGGCCGCAGTTGATTCGCGCCATCGCCACCGCAGCAGGCCACCACGCCGAGGCACACTTCATCTTTTCCACCGATCAGAGCGAGGAATCCAAACGCGCCGAGGAATTTGCCAAAGGACACCTTCCCGAGGGGTGGAAAATCACGACCCTCCGCCTCCCGATCGAGGAGGATGCCAAAGATTACAAAGAGGAGGCCCAGATCCGGATCGCCCGCCTCCAGGGTGCAGCTTTTGAGTTTGCCCGCCGCATCAAATCGGATCAGTGCTGGTCGGTTGAGAGCGACACCATCCCGACCGCTGATGCGCTCCGGGTGCTAGAATGGACACTCCAGATGCCCGATGCAGTCGGTGGTGCCTACTATGACATCGCGGCGGCTACTTATCCGAACGGCCTTTTCCTTGGGGGATTTGGCGACCATCGCCACCAGATCGCGGAGGATTTCCTGCCCAGCGAACGGAAGCTCAAGCCTCGACTGAAATTGCTTTTGGAAAAATGCGAGGAACGGTTGAAATCCATTCAGGTTTCCGGTCTCAAGTCTCAGGTCTCAGCATTCGAGCGCGAACAACGGCGCATGGTACGCCTGCGCGAATGGGTGAAGAAATCGCCCCCTGATGGGAATATCTGGGAGGTCACGGCAAAGCACGGCTGGCGACGCAGGGGATGGATGGAACACGCCTACCCCGGCATCGGGCTAGGGGCGGTCGTGCCATCCGATTGGTGCGGACTAGGGTGTACCCTGCTCTCTGGTCGCGCCCTTCAGCTTGCCGACTTTACCGGATACGAGGGAAAAGGAACGCAAGATCTTTTCCTCTGTTGGTCACGTTGGAAACCCGCAGGGCTCCGGATCGCCTGCGTCCCTCATGTCGCCTGCGACCATATCAAGCGCCGTGGTGATAAGATCGTCCATCACCGAGCATGGCACGAGCAGGATCCTGCGTATTTCGGCCACCTCCGTCAGAGAGAGCAGCCGTTTGTGGCGCTTTGAGAAGAGCATTTTTGTCTGCCGATTCTCCCGAATCAGGCATCCCTTGGGCGATTTTTTGACGGCTTGTTTGATTCGCTCGCGCCCGCTCGGCTCACCCACTCGCTGTGCTCCTAATCCGAGCCTTTTGACGGCACTTTGCTCCCGCAAAGCGGTGCCGCCCTTCGGGCTATTTCTTACGAAATAGTCTTACGCGCCTCTTCCCAGAGGCTTGTTTGACATTAGCCCTGCGGTATGGGTCCCCAACCTTCAGCTTTTAGCTTTTAGCTTTTCCCCATTCTACCATGGCCGTGCCGATTCCTATTATTCAAGGGCAGTTCTACGAGGACACGATCAATCTGACTCATCCGGACGGATCGGCCATTGATTTGACCGATGCCGCCGTCATCTCCCAGATCCGTCGCGGCCCTGTTTCGCTCGGATATGGAGTGCTAGCCTCTTTCACGGTGGCAATTTCCAGCCCCGCCACCTCGGGGATCATCACGCGATCCCTAACGGCATCCCAAACGGCATCCTTGCCACTTCCCTTCCCCGCGGATGCCACCTTTTTCCATGATGTCTTTGTGACCACAAACGGCGGTCAGCCGATTCAGGTCGTGGTCGGCCCCGTGACAGTTTCCCCTAATTACTCAGAATAATGAGCGAAATCATTGATGTCGTCATCACGCCTTCTGGGCCAAATATAACCGCCGTCGTGCAAGGTGGCGGCGCAGGCCCCCAGGGAGCCGCTGGCCCAGCTGGAGCTGCGGGAACCGCAGGCGCCTCGGTCAATCTTCAAGTCTCCGAGGGATATATCCAATGGCAACACGTTGGCGACTCTACCTGGACCAATCTCATCGCGGTATCCTCACTTGTTGGCCCGGCTGGAGCCGCTGGTGCCGCCGGAGCTGCGGGGGCCGCTGGCAGCAATGGTCAAAATGGAACCAACGGGGCCTCGGTCAATCTTCAAGTCTCCGAGGGATACATCCAATGGCAACACCTCGGTGACTCCACTTGGACCAATCTCATCGCGGTTTCCTCACTTGTTGGCCAGGCTGGAGCCGCTGGTGCAGATGGAGCAACCGGCCCGGCAGGATCAGACGCATCCGTAACCATTGAAAACATCGAATCTGCCCTCGGTGGAACCCCTGCCTTGGTTGGGGATAATGTTTCCGAATTCACCAACGACGCTGGGTATTCCACCTTTCAGCCTACTGGGAATGTGGCCTATCAGGGCGACAACATCTCGGAGTTCACCAATGATGCTGGGTATATAACTGGAAATCCATTCAATCAGTCGCTCAACTCAGCGGATAATGTAAATTTTAATTCTGTATCTATATTTAACTATCCACAATTCGGAATAGATTCAAACGGAAGCGGAAGTTTTGAGGGATTGCTTGTTCAACAATCTTCTCAATTTGTATCAGATCTCTGGGTTCAAGGAAGTTTGGAGGTGGATACGCACATAACTTTAAATGACATTTCTTTGAATTCGGATGGTTCTGCTTCCTTTGCTTCTGGCCAATGCACCATCGATACTAGCGGTAACATCACTGCCCCCAACCTGACAGGAAGCAGCTTTGACCCATCTTCTGATCCTAATTTTGCCAATGGGTTTTCGGTAGGAAATAATGGAGATCCAGACCATCCTTGGGGAATGGATTCAACTGGGTATTTGCACGCTTCCACAATCAATACGGATGGATTTTTAATCATAAATGGAAACTATGCTTCCGAGTTTTTTGGTGGAATTGCCGTTGGGTATAACGCCGATTACGGCGGCCCTACTGCATTAAACCCCGATGGTTCAGCCAGCTTCGCCAACGGAGCGTTCACCATCGACAGCAGCGGAAATCTCTATGGAGGAACTTGGTGGATTGATCATTCGGATGGATCTTCCGCCCTTGGAACCTTATCTATAAATAACGCAAACATTCTAAATTCAGATGGTTCCGCTTCCTTCGCCCACGGAGCCTGCACCATCGACAGCAGTGGGAACATCTCTGCCCCCAACCTGACAGGAAGCAGCTTTGACCCATCTTCTGATCCTAATTTTGCCAATGGGTTATCTGTGGGGTCTGATCTTGCTTTGCACGCTGATGGTTCAGCCAGCTTCGCCAACGGAGTCGTCACAATCGACCCTTCTGGAAATGTTTATGCTAATTACATTCAAGCTAATACTTTTGAGCTTCCTAATGGTTCACTCCTTTTGTCTACCTCTGAGCGTTATACTGACGCAATATTGGGCAGCCTAAATTTTGGATATGCTGGTCAGGGGTTTTTGGAAGCAGATGGGTCAGCTTCATTCGCCAACGGAGC